GAGTATCACTACATTACAAAATGCGGTGACAAGGTAACAACGCAGAAGAACTGGGATGAGAATTGCGGTAAGGCTTGCACTCGACATAGAACAGAAGACATTACAACGGAGGGTAACCAATGACTGAAGAAGATGAAGAATTTGAACGTATTGTAAAGAAACGACAATACTTAATTGATTACATTCTAGAACCTCCATTGGTTTCTAAACAAAAAGAATGGGTGGGACTGACGGAAGATGAAGTTAAAGAATGTTTTGCCATCACGCCTGATATGTTTCTGCCGTGGCACATCTACAAAAGAATTGAAGCCAAGCTGAAGGAGCGCAATACATGAAAAAATGGTACGGGTTTGACGATTGCGTCATTGGCACCGCCTGCATCTGGCGAGACCAAATGACTGTTGAAGTACTGGTATACAGCGGAGAAAAGATGATTGATCTTTTGATGACGCGAGATGACATGGACGAAGAAGATGCCCATGAATTTCTTGAGTTTAATGTGATAGGTGCATACATCGGTATTGATACGCCGGTGATTTGTTTTGATGATCCAGAATGGGACGAAAGAGAATATGAAAATTAATTTAGAAAAAATCAGAATTGACGGCGACACACAATCAAGGGAATCACTCAAAGAAGCAACAGTACAGGAGTACACCGAGAAACTATTGGATGGCGAGGCGTTCACGGCCATCAAGATAATTTACGACGGAAAAGACTGGTGGTTGGCCGATGGATTTCACAGATACTTTTCGCATAAGCGCGCAAAGATCAACACGATTGAGGCCGATATTTCCAACGGCACAAAGCGGGATGCGTGGCTGTATTCTTTGAAAGCAAATGGTAAACACGGCCTACCAAGATCAAACGAAGACAAGCGCAGAAGCGTGATGCGCGCTCTCAATGATATTGAGTTGTGTGATAAATCAAACATTGAACTCGCAAAGATATGCGATGTATCAGACATGACAATCGGTCGCATTCGCAAAGAGCTGGAACTACTAAAAGAAGTTAAGAAGAAGCCCAAGACCGCTCCGGTAGTTGAGGTTGAAGAGTATGTTCAGGATGAAGTGCATGAGCTACGCACGGAGAACCAAGCATTACTCACAGAGAATACAAAACTCAGAGATCAAATGGCAATCGGTGTTCTTGAGGTTGATGATGAAGAAAAAATAACCATACAAGAAACCATAGAATCATTGCGTGCTGAGAATTCTCGTTTACAATCTTTATTGGAAGCCATGACTATCAGTAGAAATGACTTTCAACAAAAGGCTGCTGACGCTATCAATCAGATTAAATATTGGAAGCGTCGCGCAGAAAAATCAAAGTGAAGTTGGGCACTATCCCATCGGAGTTTTTAAATGCTAGAACTAAGACCCCACCAGATTGAGGTGGTAGAAAAAATCAATCAAGGTTTTCTTGATGGACATAGAGCTCAACTGCTTTATGCTCCAACAGGATTTGGTAAGACTGAGGTCGCCATCCAACTAATGCAAAACATTGCCAAGCAATACAAACGTGTTGCGATGGTGATGGATCGCATTGTGTTGGTGAATCAGACCAGTACACGACTCGCGCGGTATCAGATTCAGCATGGCGTCATGCAGTCCGATCACTGGCGCTATCGTCCAACAGAGCGCATACAAATATGCTCCGCGCAGACCCTCGAGAAACGCGATAACTTTCCCGACCTAGACTACCTCATTATCGATGAGTGTTTTACTGCGGATACCAAAATAGCGACTCCACTTGGTCTTAAAAACATTAACCTTGTGCGTTGTGGAGATGCTGTATATAATCAATGTGGTATTGGTATCGTTGAGGCTGTCTCAATAAAACCTGCCATACAAACATACAGACTGGAGTTTGACGATGGAACAATCACTGAATGCACAGGAAATCACCCCTTCTTTACGGAGCTTGGCTGGAAAACCGCGGGGGAATTGGAGATCGGAGCGTATACATTTGGCATCCAAGGCGTGCGCTTGTTGTGGGAAGGTCTTCAAACCTTGGATTCATTTAAACGAAATGGGGAAAATAGTTTCAGCAATGCCGGAGCAGAATTGGAATACGCAAACCAGTTGCTCAATATCTTGCTCCAAGAAATTAAAGAACCCCATGAGCAATCATCGGTCTCGCCTCAAAATGAAAGCAAAATTACGCGAGATTCGGCACAAACCTATCAAACGTGGAGGGAACGGGCAGTTGCTGCCTTTGCCACAATTGGCACTACTTCATGCCTTGGGGGAGAACTGGGAGTCGGAGTATGCGGTGACCACAAAAATGGGGCGGCAATCAGGCTATCCAAGTTGCTACAAGCTGGACTTAGCAAATCCTTTTCTGATGATGGGAATAGAAATAGATGGCCAGTCTCACACGACACTTGCGCGCAAGGAACAGGATCACAAGAAGACGGAGTTTCTTATTTCCCTCGGTTGGTCAATATATCGCATATCGAACGAGCGAGCGCTGTATCTGTATACAACCTTCAAATCAGTGGACATCCTTCTTATTTCGCTGACGGAAAGTTAGTTCACAATTGCCATGTTCAACGTAGAAGTGTTGTCAAATTCATCGAGGAAAACCCAGAACTCAGGGTGATAGGGTTGACCGCCACGCCGTTTACCGCGGGGCTCGGCGACGTGTACTCCCATGTGGTTGGTGCGAGCTCCACGGAGAGTTTGATCGACAATGGTTGGCTGATGCCCATGAAGATTTTTATCTCAAAAGAAATCGACATGACTGGCGTGACCAAGGTTGCCGGCGAGTGGTCACAGGATCAAGTGACCGAGCGTGGCATGAAGATCACAGGGGATATCGTCACAGAGTGGATTAAGAAAACCAATGAGATTTTTGGCGGACCGAAAAAGACTGTCGTGTTCTGCGCGGGGGTCGCCCACGGCAGAGACCTTGAGCAACAATTTAAATCCCAAGGATATAACTTTAAATCAATCTCTTACCTCGAAGACGACGATTACAAGCGGGAAATCATTGAGGACTTTGGAAGACCTGATACAGACATTCATGGCCTCATAGCTACAGACATACTCACCCGCGGTTTTGACGTCCCTGACGTGCTTATAGGGGTCTCGGCGAGGCCTTTCTCCAAGTCATTCAGCTCTCACGTCCAACAGATGGGTAGGATTATGCGTCCAGCACCCAACAAAACCTTTGGCGTGTGGTTGGATCACTCTGGAAATTACCTGAGATTCAGAAGTGATTGGGATAAGCTCTTCACCGAGGGAGTGACGGAGCTCGAGTGTGGTAGCGGAGAGAAGGCAAAGAAAGAACCGACTGAGAAAGAAAAGAAAGAATCGAAGTGTCCGGCCTGCGGTGGGTTGTGGGTGGCCGGCGAGCTCAATTGCGTCCACTGCGGGCACACCAGGCCGATTCGCGGGATTGCAAGCGTACCTGGTGAACTTCAAGAGCTATTTCCCAGTCAGAATTCCACGGCGGTGGCCAACAAGACGTTTTACTCTGAATTATTGTATTATTCTCGTATGCGGGGGTATAAAGATGGTTGGGCAGCACACAAATACAAAGAGAAATTCGGTACATTCCCGCCTCGCGGTGACCCAACACCGATACCGGTCACACAAAAGACTGTGAACTGGATCAGATCGAGACAAATAGCGTGGGCTAAAAGCCAACAAAAAGCATGAGATTCGAGGAATTTGCTTACGAACACGGCCTCGTGATCGACAATCTGTCTCTTGATAAGTGGATTCGAGTCAAGACTTTGGACAAACCCAACAAGTTGAACGGCGCCTATGTCTTTGATGGACAGGGTGGGGCGGTCATCAACTTTGCTACCATGGAAAAACACGCCATCTTTAAGTCCGATAAGCCTTATGTGATCGACCATGACAAGATCAAGCGCGTCAATCAGGAGCGGTTGGATCGTCAGGAAGAGGCGCGCCGGAAGGCGGTCTACATTGTCAAGTCAGGCGTCTTGTCAACCCATCCATACTTAATTCGAAAGGGTTTCACCGATCGAGGCCTCGTGTGGAAAGAGTTGCTCGTGGTCACAATGCGGGTGGGGGGTCAACTTGTTGGATGCCAGATGATCGATAAGGACGGCAACAAAAAGTTCCTATCGGGGCAGATTACCAAGGGCGCAAGCCTCGTGATAGACAATAAGGGTCGAGACATACTGGTGGAGGGTTATGCGACTGGTTTATCGGTGCGCAGGGCTCTCAAATTAATGAAAGCGAGGTACAAGATACACGTTTGTTTCTCGGCCTCCAATATGATTGAGATCGCGAAATCCCTAAATAAGCCTCTTGTGGTTGCGGACAACGACCCTATTGGCTTGAGCACCACCAAAAAAATAGCCTCGTGCTACTGGGTAGGCGAGACTGGGGAGGACTTCAATGATTTTGAGGCTCGGGTGGGTTCTCAGTTGGCGGGTGAGTCTCTTGTAAGTTTGTTGTAAGCCCAACAAGTTGGGGCAGTCTGCGCATCCAATGGATTGGCAGACCCCCAGTTCCTCGCACCGAGTCAAACCTCTTCCTCGCGGATGTTGCACCGCTCAATGTCAGTTGTCTGTAGGTCGGTGATATCGTCTACATTGAAGAGCTCATAATCTAGATTTACCGCGACCTCGTGGGCGTCATCCTCATCCAAGGCGGTCACATAGACGTGGCACAGGGTCGTGTAGGTGGCGCTCACCTTGTATCGTCGTTTAAGCATGGTCATGTTGACACCTCCGTCATTTCGAAATTGTAGAGGCGCGCGTACTGCTCGAGGGCATCGTAGCACGCCTCATAAAGGACTTCGTTCGCGAATGTGGCCGACTCAAAGACGTGGCCATCGATCTCAAAAAATATGGTTATCATTCTTCATTCTCCTGTTCTTCAACGTCAAATCTAAGCCACCGGCATCCTTCGAATATCTCGACAACCTCAAAGTCAATGCCGGCTTTTTCTAAGGCCTCGTATAGTTCTTGTGCAGTCATATTGGATTTTCCCTTGCGTATTTAATACCGGCCTCGAATGCAATATAGGTATCCATCAAATGTGTATATCCTTCAAAACTATCTACTGATTCGTTATCCTTCAAAAAGCGCAAAATTGTTTCGTCATCGCACTCAGAAATAGATCCGCGATACATCTCAAAAAATGCTTGGTCAATTGCTTCTCTGTTCATTCTTCATTCTCCTCGTCTATTACCTTGACAGTTTTAGATAAAATCCTAAAAAATCTACAGTTATCAGTGACAACAACACCATCTTCCTCGGTTAAAAAGTAAGCGGTGATATTGAATTTATCGTCATCAAACCAAAAATTGAGGTCATACATAACCCCATCGACCTCAGTTGAGCCCCATGTGTCCGAATCAGAGTACATTTCTGGATCGAGTTCCTGCGGTGTTAGTTTGGCTAAAATCTTAGCCCGTAGCATCGGGTCTACCTTTTCATACTGGCATTCACAATCCCAAGTGTTACTTGTAGGTGAGTTACATTTTGAACAAGTCATTTTTTAATCCCTTTCGGCCTCTTGATTACGTTGCATTAAGACCTCATCGATTGCTGAATTGATTGAATTCCAGTTAATGCCAATTTCAGCATCATGTGATTTGACGATGATCTCCAACACTTTGCGGGTTTCCTCGAGGGTGAGCTCCTCGCCAATCTGTTCGCACTGGTCTGTTATATCGTCCTCGCACCATTCATCACGGATAACCCACTGATTCTCAGTTTTAATTAATCGTGCCATTTTTGGCCTCCTGTAGTTGCACAAGACCCCTTGCGGGGTTTCGCCCATTAGGGCTCGTCAGTTGTGCTATACCCTCTCCCACTTCAAATCGAATACAGTTGGAAAGAATTCTCGCCCCCAGTCGTCCTCCGCCGCGCCCACTTCCTTGACGTAAACGCGCCCAGTCGAGCCTTCGTGGTGCGGGGGTCTCCCCCCAGTGAGTTCGAACTCTTCGCCGTCGCGGGTTTTTAGCCTCGCGCCCTTGGGGACTGCTACGCCGTCCTTGTCCACCAATACCCAGTTGTATTTTGTTGCTATAGTTGTCATTCGTGTATCTCCAAAAATTGATCGTATGAGTCGCGCTCGGCGGTTGTCAACAAGTTGGGCGTTGTGACGTGCGCGGGGTTGCCGGTCTGCCCAATATAAAGCACGGCCTCGGATTGAGCCTCGTGCATGGTTTTAAACTCGCCCAAAAAGCGAAAATTGTGGTTAAAGACTAGATACATGAGCGCGCCTCCAGTCTTCCGCGGTTAAACAAAAAAACGGCCTTGTTTTTGTGTTCCTGATATTCTCGCGCAAGCATACGCTCAAATCGTGCGAGCTTAATGCGGTTTTTCTCAAATAGATAACCGGCTTGGATGTAATCGAATTCGGAATATTTCATAATTTCCTTTGTAGTTGCATAAGACCCCTCTCGGGGTTTCGTCCAATCAGGACTCATCGGTTATGCTTTTAATGTTAAAAGGACTATCCGTTAAATTAAATTGAGATACATAATGTGCTTGGTCGATATAACCTGCTTCTTTACAAAACGCGTCCAGAACATCAGATAAATCATCAGATAAATACTCAAAAATCGTTGATACACCATTGTCTAACCATATTTCGTATTTCATAATTTCCCTTGTAGTTGCATGAGACCCGATCGCTCGGGTTTCGGCCTCTCAGGCCTCATCAGTCATGCTTAATGGAGCGCGTAGCTGATAACCTTTGACCCCCAACACTCGCGACACTCGCGACATTCGCCCGCCTGCTCTGGGGCTTTGCACGCGCGCCCCAAGGGCTTAACTGTGTGGACGTTGGACGTTGTCACGCCTCGCACGCCTTCGAGGCTCTTGGGTACCTTCACGGCCTTGTCAGGATACATACCCGAGAGCCGGACAATGAGGTTTTTGGGGATTACTCCACCGGCTGAGATAAAATCCCTAATGATTGAGTATTCACGGGTCGGTAGCCAGTGTTTTGTTTTTGGCGTCAATTGTGCTACCTCAACAATTTTCTTGAAGTGCTCGAGCCCCTGAAGGTCGCCGGAGTCGTGCCACCTAAAATAAGGGTCGACGCCAATTAGAGTGACCATTGCGTCCACCCAATGGGGATCATTAATTGAATCAAGGCGCGCGAATTGGGCGGGTTTTATTGTGTTTTGATAAAGCAGGTAAAAGCCGGAATTAGCGTAGCAGTAAAAACAGATCGATCCCTCAATTTGAGCCATTTTGAAACCGGTCGCGCACGCCTCGGTCGGTAGACTGTAGGAATTGCACGGCATCTTAGAGGTTTCGGTGAGCCCACCAGTGAGCGCGCTCGCCTCTTTTTTCAACATAATTACTCGCATGGTTTTGTTTCCTTGTTGTTGCATAAGACCCCCGCAGGGGTTTCGGCTCTTTAAGCCTCGTCAGTTATGCTTAGTCAAAATAGGCTTGCGCTATAGTTCTTCCAAACTCTGCGCGCGCCAGTACGCGAATTTTTTGGCGGGTTGTCATAAACTCGCCCTCTTTTCGATCTTCGACCCAATGATTCCAGAGTGCGCGAGCCAATACTGCGCAAACCGCCTTGCGGTACTCGGTCGCGAAGTATTGCCCAGTGCAATAGTCAATCCTGATTTCGTCGGTGTAAGAGTTGACGGGCATGATGGTTAACCGGCCTGAGAATGCCTCAGTGCTCGCCTTGATCAAGTCTTGAGCGGTGATACCCGATAACTCTACTTTGCGAAGCAGAGCGCGTGCGTGTTGCAAGTCTCTTGTAATAGAGCGCGCCTCTTCGTGATAGCTAGAAAAGTCCCCATAATTCCCGCGTTCGAGTTGTGGACGTTTGCGTGCGAAAGTGTGAAGGGCTAAGATAATTTTTTTCATGGTTTTGTTTCCTTGGTTTTATGGGTTGAGGTTTTCGACTGCATGGGTGAAACCGCGGTTCTTGGCATAAACTAAAGCATTGGCGCGCGCCTCGACTAAATCGGTGGACATAAAGCCGGTAAGCAATCGACCGCGATAGAAGAGGTCTACACAGTAACCGCGCGCCCCATAAGGCTGATATATTTTTAATTGAATCGTTTTCATTGGTTCTCCAGTAGTTGTGTGAGACCCCTCGCGGGGTTTCGGCTAATCAAGCCTCATCAGTCACACTTGTGGGCATAAAGCGCTTAAATAGGTCTTGGAAGGCGTTCACTAAGATCACGCGGTTGCGAGAGTCAGCGCACTGGTAGGCGTCGCCAATCGCACCGGCAAACGATCCACCAGAACGACGCATTGTGCAAGCTGAGTTATAAAACGGATCAATTCCATCAAACCATGCTTGGAGTGAGTCAAAGTCGCGGTCGTCAACACTTAGGCCGGTCAAGTCGCACAGGAACATGGTTTGCTCACTGGTGAGGTGGTAATCGATAAGATTTTCAAGGGTTTTGAATTGTGAATACATAGTGTGTTTTCCTTGGTTAGTTGTTGAAAATATGGGGCTCTTTTTTTCGTACCCCATACCTTATATGGGACAAAAATCGTGCCAATGCGTGTAAGTTGTTGATTTATAAGGGATACTATTTGATTTTCGGGGTGTTTGCATAGGTCGGTGTTCTCGCTTATACTTGCATCAGTCAACAAGTTGGATGGGGGAAATTATGCCGGCAACAAGTAAGCGCGCGCCAGTCAAGAAGTTAACCAGGGCGCAAATAAGGGAAACTTTGGAGAGCACGCCAATAGAGTCAATTCTAGGGACAAAACAACCGCTCACCAGTAAACAGAGAGAGTACGCGCGTAAACTGGCTGAAGGGACAATGAGCAAGAGACAAGCATATAGAGAGACGTATAACGCTCGGAGCGACTATACGCTTGCCAGTGATCCCTACAAGCTCGCCAGTGATCCACGCGTGATCCAAGAGGTGAACGCTTACAGGCTGGCGATTGAGGCGGAGAAACTGCGAACCCCTAGAGAATTGAAGGCTCTCCTCATTCATCAACTAGTAAAGCATTCAATCGATGAGGATTTCCCACCGGCTCAACGGATGAAGGCGCTAGAACTCATCGGTAAACTGTACGACGTCGGCGCCTTCATGGAGCGCAAGGAGACCACAGTCACTCATGTTAAGAGCGGAGACCTCAAGGCGCAACTGCTCGAGCGCATCAAGGCAGTGGTGGATGTGGACGCCAAGCCGGCGCGCTCAGGCGGGAGGTCATTACTGGAAGAGATATCCGAAGGGCGCGACCCCACCCACGGGGCACCCCCCGCGCCGGCGAGCGAGGCGGGCGGGGATCCTACGCATACAGTTCCACTCATTCAATCCCTAGAAAATACCATAGACCCTCCCCAACTTGTTGACCTGGAACCCCCCCCCGTCACTCTCTGAAACAAAATAGGGTGGGGGGTATATTTTTTCAAAAAAGGGGTCAACTTGTTGGGGGGCTATCGTAAGTTGTTGATTATGAAAAGAAAATATGTCCACACTAAAAAAGAGTTGAGAGCGATGGCCCGGCCTGGTGGGTTGAGTGAGACAGAATGTATGGAGATGGAGATGACGCCTAAAGAGAGGAATGTATTCCTAGTGATAGATGAGCATTGGAAGAAGATGGGGTATGGGCCGTCCTATGAGGATCTCATGAGGGGGACGGGGGATAAGGGGCGGGCTAATCTTGTAAGGATAGTCAACAATTTGTGTAAGATTGGGGTTTGTAAGAAGCTCGCGAATAAAGACAGAAGTGTTCGGCCTGTGTATATAAAGTTTAGGGAGCTTGAATGAATATAGAAGCGATGGAAGCTGCTATACAGAATATGCCTCCAGAGTTGGCGGAGGAGATGTGGGATATGTTTGAGGTGTACAAAGAGAGCCTCAACGTAGAAAAAGCCGCCGATGACTTTATGATGTTTGTTGGAGAGATGTGGCCTGGGTTTATACATGGTAGACATCATGAGTTGATGGCGGAAAAGTTTGAAGAGATCGCCAGTGGTAAATTAAAGCGTCTTATTATCAATATGCCGCCTAGACATACCAAGTCTGAGTTTGCGTCTTATCTGCTGCCGGCCTGGTTTTTGGGCAAATACCCGGGGAAGAAGATCATCCAAACATCTAATACTGCCGAGTTGGCTGTTGGATTCGGTCGTAAGGTGAGGAACTTGGTTGCCTCCGAGACTTATCATAAGATATTCCCATTTGTGAATCTAAGGTCTGACTCTAAGGCCGCAGGTAGGTGGTCAACTAATAAGAATGGAGAGTATTTCGCTATCGGTGTTGGCGGTACAGTAACAGGTAAAGGTGCTGACCTGCTTATTATCGATGACCCGCACTCGGAACAAGAAGCAGCTTTAGCCCAAGGAGACCCTACTGTCTTCGATAAAGTATACGAATGGTACACATCTGGTCCTCGCCAGCGTCTACAGCCTGGAGGGGCTATTGTGGTGGTGATGACCCGCTGGGCGAAGAAAGACCTGACCGGTAAGATCATCCAGTCCATGATTGATAGAGATGGGGAGAAGTGGGAGGTCATACAGCTACCGGCAATTATGCCAAGCGGAAACCCCCTATGGCCGGAATTCTGGCGGTTAGAGGAGTTGCTGGCCCTCAAGTCTGAACTCCCCGCCGCAAAATGGAATGCCCAGTACATGCAGTCCCCAACCTCGGAGGAAGGGGCTATCGTCAAGCGGGAGTGGTGGAAGATATGGGAAGAAGATAAAGTCCCAATATGTGAGTATGTAATCCAGTCTTGGGATACTGCGTTTACTAAGAACGAACGAAGCGATTACTCTGCATGCACAACTTGGGGAGTTTTCTATCTTAACGAGAACGTCCGAGACCCACATGTCATATTGTTGGATGCCTTTAAAAGACGGATGGAGTTCCCGGAACTCAAGCAGGTAGCGTTAGAAGAATATAGGAATTGGGAGCCAGATGCATTTATCGTAGAGGCAAAGGCATCCGGAGCGCCTCTTATTTATGAATTAAGGGCGATGGGTATCCCCGTACAAGAGTTTACGCCCAGCAGGGGAAATGATAAGATGGTCAGGATTAATTC